CTATGTAGCTCAGACTATATCATCATCTTTTTAGATGTTGGTTTTTCTTGGAGATATTATTGTTTCCTCAATCTCTAGTCGTTGAACCTTCTAAATACCTTTTAAATTATTTAGCTTGGCTGCTGATTGTCTCAATGAGAGTTTCCAGCAATTTAACCAATTTTTAATCGACATTAAAATTTTATCGATTTGTGGAGTGTCGGCATGTCTGCTAGTTCTCTTTTGAGCAATGGCAGAGCCAACTTGGTCAAAGAAACTATTTTTACCTACTACACTTTCGACATCAACAGCTTTTCTAAGAAGAGAGCCTTTTTGCTGGCTAAGCATAGCAACATTCGAACTATATTGTTGTACGAATGCTGTTGTTATTTGAGTTGACATATTAAATGTCCTCCTTCTTATTGGTTGATTTTACCGATTTGATTTTCCGCAAAAGCGGATCTTATCTTTACCTTTATAGTCGGCAATTAGACTTTACTCTTAGCGGTCCTTTTGGATTGTCGCTGAGAATTTTGTTTTACCCAATCATAATATTTTTCTGCGATTGGAAGAGGATCTCTTCGATCATTTTCTGGTCCAAATTCAGTTGCTAATCTCAAACATTCTAATCTTATTTGAATGTCTGGTTTTACATCTGGAGTTGGTTCAAACTTACCATCAAGCATTAACTTGTTAGCATCTCTCTTAGTTTAAGAACTTCCTGAATATTCTTTTGATGATTAGGATGTGTCTTATTCCAATATGGAGATCCTTCTTGAGTTAGATCGTCAATTTCTTTTTCAATTTCTTTAGCAGTCATATAACCAGTACCATCACCTTTGATGATTTCATCTTCTGATAATTTATCTGCTAGAGAAGAAAATGCTTTGATGACACTTAAATTGTCTCCAAGTCTTGATCCATCTTTTAAATATGTTTTTTCTAAAAAGTCTTGACCTAAAGTTGATACAGCAAGTTTTTTTGCTTGATCAAGTCTTTTAGCAAACTGAGGTCCATATTCTTTTTTTAATTCAGTTTCAGTATTGAGTTGAGCTTGAGCTGCTTGTTCTTCTTGAGTAGCAGCTATATTACCATTCATCTCATTATAGAACTTAATTAAACCTTCAGCTTGTTTAGGAAGCAATCCTAATTGATGTGCTGTTTTATTAAATTCTGATACTTGGCTTTGATCCATTTCCACATCCTTGAGATTATATTTATAACCTTCTGGAGTATCTGGAGCACCAAGTCTTTTAAATACTTCATTCCAATCCTCATCTGTTGAATGCTTGTTTGGTACTGGAATTTTATTAGTACCTACAAGTTTTTGAGCATGGACATATCCTTTTAAAAGATCTTCCATACTATTAATATTTTCTAAAGATTTTTCCTCTCTATACTCTTGAGGAATAGTATCTTTAAAATTTGTTTGAGGCTGATCTGTTGTTAGAACAGTCTCGTTTACCTCAGCTGTTGCTTCAGTATTCTGAACAACATCTGTCGGTTGTTCAGATTGAGCTTGTTGCTCAGTTGTCTGATTTTCCATTTATATACCTATTAGTTATTTTGATTTTAAAATACTTTTTATGAAAACCATGATTGATCTTTGTCCTTCAAAGAATGCACTTTCATGGCTATCACCTTTAACATGAGTAGTATTAAACTCATGACATCTTTTAGAGATGTCCTCTAAAACTCTTTGTCCTTCATCTGATCCAAAAGTTATTTTGTAATCTGATTGTAGTTGCTTTAATTTTTTTTCAGCTTCTTTATTGTGGTCCATCTTGAATTACTTTTGCCATAGGAGCTGCGTCTTTTGCCATTTGAGCTTGAGCCATTTCTTGCTGTTGCTGCATAGCAGCTGCTTCAGCCTGAGCTCTTTCTGCTCTAATTTGTTCTACCTCTTGATCTGATTTAATAACTTTTGCTGGTAATCCTAAAATTTCAATTATTTGTTTTACCATTCCATTATCATCAACATAATCCATAACAGGAAGAGTTTGAGATAAAGATCCAAATATTTCTAATCCTCTCATTAAACTTTGTAATTCTTGAGATCTTTGAGCTAAAGCCATTGGAGAAACATATTCAATATTTAGTTCTTGTTGAGATAAAATATCAGGAGCTTGTTGAAATAATCCATTTCTTAACATTAAATTAAAAATTCTAATAATTAGTGGAGATAATAATTCGGATTGTAATCTTCCTAATACTGGTCCCAAGATTCTCATCTTCTCTTCGTTTCTTTGTAAAACTTCTGTTGCTGTCATGTTTCTATTTTCAGTAATTAATAACTGATCAACATGAAACATTTTAGCAATAGCATCTCTTCTTTGATTTTCGTTATTCAAAGTAACAGCTGTATTAGCATTAATATTTAATGGCTCAATTCGCTCTCTTGAACCGCTTCTAAAAAAATTAATAGATCCTGGAGACATTCTAATTGGAGCTAACATTCCATCATCAGGAACCAACAAAGGAGGATCAATCATTTTAGCAGCAGCTTTTAGTGAATGTTCCACCATTTTATTTAGCACCTTTACGTCTGGCAGTGCATTCATTCCTGGAGATCTTCCATAAGTTTCAGTTGATGCTTTTAAATATCTTGGAACTACATAAGGCATTTCCTGAAATCCACCGATTGAAATAATATGTCCAGTTTCAAATTCCATATAAATAGATTGAACTGGCATGTTCTGTTTATCTTTTTTTTGTGGATCAAAATCTATTCTTGGTCTAGCAACATGAACTAAAACAATTTCATCAAAAGAAGATTTTTTAAAAGTTGTTATTGTATCTTTAGAAACATTTTCAATTCCAAATTTATCTATAACAGCCTCAACTGGCATTTTAAATTTTCGATAAATTGTATCAACAAATCCTTTTTTATTTTCCTGGATATATAATTCTTTAATATGTCTAGCAGAGAAGAGTAGAGTATCTTCTTGATCTTCTTCGATCATTAAGCAAGCAGTGCCAAAAGCAATTAAATCAAAGTAACATTCAAATATTTCTTGTTGAAAATTTGATTTAGCAATAGCATCGTACATTCTTGTAGTTGCATTTTCTAACCACTCTTTTGCTTCATCAATATCATTTAGCTCAGTCTCTTTAAATCTTAAAGAAAACCATTTATTCGCAGAGCTTGTTAGCATTCCATGTAAGGATGCTGCCAAAAGTTCTAAAGCATGTATGGCTGTTGCGTCATAAATTTGTATATGTCTTTTGTCTCCTCTTGCTCTTTGTTTTGTAATCTCTGCTTTTCTAGGTAGCATATAATCACTAACCTCTTGCCAATGGCTTTCCCAGTTAGATCTTTTTTCTTGTAACCTAGATAAGTTATCTTTTAATTGCCGAGCTAAATCTCTAAATTTTTGTGATTGCATTATTTCTTTTTCCAGCCTCTTTTCATCGCAGAATAGGCTTTTTTAGATATTGTTGATTTCTTTTTAGATCTGGAAATACCAGCTTTTTTTCTTCTATTAATATTTCTAACTAGCGACATTATTCAATTCCTAATAAAATTTTTTTAGCCAAGGTTGGTTTTTCATTTAAATCTTGAGTTAAAACTGTTCTTGTCTTTTTACCTCTTTTAACTTTTATCATTCTTTCATCATCAGTTAATTTAGGCATTTCAACATCAGTTGGAGCAACTTTATCAGCAACAACTAATTTTGATTTAACACCAGTATTATCCATTTGAGATGCCACTTTAGGCTGCTCCATAGATTTATCTTGATTATCACCACCGCCACCAGCACTCATGTCAGTAACAGTTTTGTAACCAACATCTCTTAATGATGCTAATCCTTTTGAAGATCCAATTTCCTCATCAGTCATATTTATTCTTTCAGTAGGAGGAACACTTGTATTGTATTTAGATATAAATTCTTTTCTTCTTTTAGTGTTGTAAGGTCTAGCGACATCTTCAATTTTTCTTCCAATAGCACCAACAACTCCACCTTTTTTTATAAAATCTACAATACCGCCTTCACCTCTAACTTTAGTTACTTTAGATCTTGTTGTAGTAGGATCATCTGCACTTCCACTTTCTTTACTTGGACTATGACCACCCATAATTATTTCCCAAATGTTAATGTTGATTTAGTTTCTTTAGTATCTTTTGTTTGAGCTTTAGATTTTTCAACTTCGTTTTCAAAAGTTATATCTTCCAATATTTCAAATTTAAGATCTAAAGGATCATCATTAGGTTTATTTCTTTTAAATAAATTTTTTATTGCTTTAAACATTATCCTCCTAATAAAGTTTTTTGATCAACATCTTCTTCTTCAATATCTGATAAACCAGTGCCAGTAAGAATAGTAGATCTTCTGCCTTTTCGATTTAACATTCTTCTTTTCTCTTCATCAGCAGCTTCTTTTCTTCTTGCCTCATCCTCTAAATCAGGAAGATCAGTAGGTTCTGGCATGATTAGCGGAGGAGGAGGAGGTGCTTTTGGAGTTTTAAATATACCACCCATAATTATAATACCTTGTAGTTAAGTTCATGTTGTTGTTGTCTTGTTGTGTTTGTAAATTTATGTTCATTTAATCCTATTGATAAATATCTCATTGCATCGCAAGCATGGCTTGCCCAGGAATGAACTGGTTTTGCAGAATAAATTCTTTCTTTGTCATTATATTTTCGATGATAATGTCTAAGAGCATTTATTAATTTTGAGCAGTTATCGACATCAATTAAACATCTTGGCAATAACATTTTGACTGCATGTATTCCATCTTCGACAGAAATTTTTGGCACTACTCTAAATCTTATCCCCATTTGATAAGCAACTTCTTTTCTGGTTTTGCCAGTTGAAAATTCTGTATGGTCTAAATCATGAGGTCCATAATGATTTTCATATACATAGTCTTTTTCTTTTAAAACTTTTGCATAATGTGGAAATGCCTCATTATTGTTTTCATAATAATCAACAATGTGGACCATGTGGCCAACTTGTTGGAAAAAGATAACAGCAGTCTTATCATTAAAACCTAAATCAAATGCTGTATTAACTGGATAACCAGGATTAACTGGCACTCTTGTTATCTGCTTTTTGTCCTCCAAAGAGGAAATAATATCTCCATATATTGATCCTTGAATATTACCAATAAAAGAGCATTCAAATTCTTGTTCGTATTTTTGAGAACCCATCACAGTCAATGCTGCTTTTAGTTCTTCATCATCTACAATTTTTGTTTCGCTGGCCTTAGCTTTATATAAAAACCATTTAGGATCGGATTGCGCCTTTTGGTAATAATCATAAAAAAGATTTGCCATTCCTTTTGGTGTTCCAACCAGGATCATAAAACCTTTTCTATCTGATAGAGCTGGAGTTATAACTTCAGAAATTAACGTAGGATTTATTTGAGCAGTTTCATCTATTATACAGCCATCTAAATATATTCCTCTAATACTATCTGGATTTTCAGAAGATAAGAGCATTATTCTAGCTCCATTAACTAAATCACATCTTAATTCTGTTTCGTTATATTTAGTTCCAGGAATATTCTTTGTGTAATGTTTTAAATAATCAAAAGCTATTTTCTTTGCTTGACCATAAGTAGGTGCTATGTAGGCAAACCTTGGATTATGATGCTTGTTTGTCATGGCAGCCTTAATCAAATGATTAATGCACATTACAGTTTTGCCAAATCTTCTATGACAGCAGAGTAGGCTATATCTAAACTTTTCTATTTGTTCATGGATATAGGCTTGTTGCTTTCTTGGAGTATAAGGTATTGTTATTTTCATAACATTTTAATTTTAGTTAATCCTGAATAATCTTTTTTTATGTAATAAACAGCACAAGGAAAGCCAAAAGGAAAACCAGCTTTACTTGCTGGTAATGTATGTATTTCAACAAAATTACCAAATTCAAAAATTTGTTTTAAAGTTCCTAGTGATTTAAAAAGTTTAGCAACAGGAACAAGTAAAACTACATTTTGAGATAAATTAAAACAATGTGTTAAAAATCTATTAAAATCAGAGTAAGGTGGATTTGTTACTATCCAATCTACTTTTTTATTATAATCAAAAAAATTCTTATTTTCTGTTATTTCGCACCATTCAGTATTTTTAGGTAGATATTTTAAAAAAACTCCTTCACCTTTACATGGCTCAAGTACATTTCCTTTAATATTAAACATTGCACAAATTTTTTCAGCCAACCAATCTGGAGTAAAAACAACATCGTTTGGATTTAGATAAGCATACTTACCTTGAATATAAGGATTATGTTTTTGGTTTTTAATACCAGCCATTAATGATAAGTTGGAGCTTTGTCAGAATGCCAATACCTCATCTTAATTTTTGAGAAAACAAAATCTGCAAACTCTATAATATCTTTTTGATCTTCAAATCCATCAAAGCTAATTACAAGCTCATTGTTATATGTTGTAAAACTAACTGCTGATATATTTTTGTATTTATCTAATATGTCCATGTTCGTTTGTTTGTGTGTTTGACCTATAATTAATCGTATAAGAGAGAGCCACCATTTTTTGTGGTGTGGTACTTCAAAAGAAAATTCATTATTTATCTCCAGAATTTCAACATCTTTTGATGATCAATCAATTACTCTAGCAAGTTAATCAATATAAATTTAAAGAAGCGGTGCAGTAATGGTGCAACTTATCTTAATCCAAACCTCATGATGCAAGACTTAACTTTATTTGTGCTGCGTAATACCGATCTCTTCAACACCAGGAGTTACATCAACTACATTCTTATTTGGATTGTTCCATTGAATAGTAATATTAGTATCTTGTTTGATCTCTTGTTTATCTCCATAAATTGGAATTAACTTTGATGCTAACCACTTGGCTAACTGAACCTTCTCTCTAACAACCATTATGTTTCTGTTGTCAGCATTCTCCAATAGATCCATACAATTCTCAATGTAAGTTTGAGCTCCAATCTTTCGAGCATCTGTTATTCTGTTTGAAAAAGATTTGTTCTTCATTATCTCTTTATAAATTCTAGTAAGTGATGGATAATCCTTGGATCTTGCAAGTCTAGCAAGTGGAACACCAAGCATCAATTCTTGGCAAATCTTATTCGTTAAGTTCTCTGTTATTACTAATTCTTTTGTCATTGTATTTAATTATATTCTTGGCAGATCTTGCTTTACCTTCAGCGGTCTTAGGACCGCTTGATGCGCCTCCATGTATGCGACACCTAATACGACCATTCTTGCATATTCTTCCTGGAGCTCTACAAGGTCTTTTGCCTTGTTTAGTTAATGTCTCACATTGCAATCTTAATTCTTTCCACTTGACCATACTGATTGAAAATCATTCTAATTAATTACTGTTGGAAAAAAGAAAAAAGAGAAAAAGAAAATATAAATTTCAGGATAATATTATTCTGTTTTTAAAGCAGTTACTTTTTATTTTACAGCTGCTAGATAACTTTGCAACTATGATGTTTTCCTATGTTTGATTTTTTTTATTTTTATTTGAGGATATATAAATTAACTAAACTTTTTGTTTATAATGTCAATACTATTGCAAATAACTTTATTTGTGAGCTTATCTAATATTGTATCATACATTCGTTTAATAGTTGTTCGATGATAGATTAAATATTTTCCAATAGCGGTGTAACTATTTCTTGTAGCTTTTAACCATAAAATCTTTCTCATTAATAAAGGATCTTCAAATAATTTCTCATCAATCATTAATAATAAATCAATCGCTAAACCATAGTGTGTCATCTGCCTTGGAGTAGCTCTTAATTTTAATTTAGGAGTTATATAATAACCCCAATCTTTTTTGTCATAACCAACATGGTCCTCCAGGAGCTGATACATACTTGGACATCTTTTATTATTTGGTTTACTGAGGAATCTTTCGCAGCTTCCAGCATCATTCATTATTAAAATTATATTTTTTCTAACTTTTACATATTGATCTACACTATGCTCTATTTTTGATAACATCTTTTAATACCCATGGATAACGCAGTTGATTTTTTGTAATTTTATTTAATTCTTCTTCTGGCAAATCTATAAGCTCATCATAAAGCTCATGCTGATCTAATCTTGGATATAAATATTCTTTTTTTATTTTTTTAGTATGTATTTCTTTTAAATGACCATTTAATATTCTCCATCCAGCAGTTTGAAACTTTTTAAATCCTATACTTTCAAGAAATTTTTTATGAGCTGGCATATCAAAAGAAATATAATTATCTTTAGTTATTTTTATTAATGGTAAATCTAAGTGTTTTATTTTTGACAATTCTATGAGTTCTTTTTGAACCTCATCTTTTGTTAATTGAAATTGTCCACCAATATTAACAATACGAATAAATGCTTGAAGTTTTTTTACATTATAGTTTGCACAACAATAGTGATAAATCCTGAATTGAAGGTTATTCAAAGGTAATGTGTTTATATTAGGATCTGTTAAGTAAAATTTTGACATAATTATCTTGCCTTAAAAAGTTTTGATTGTGTTGATTAGTGTCTGTAACTCTCTTCAATAAATAATCTTTTGATTGGCAAACTGGAATGTGTTGCTGCACTTTATATTCTAGGTACTGGAGCATCTGATCAGGTGTTAATCTTAATCTGCGTGCATCTGAGAGCTGATTTTTAATGTGAAATTCGGTGATTTCTCTATTTTCGGTATTTTCATCAACTGTATACCAAATAGTGAAAAAAGGTATTCCAGCTGCCTTGGCCATAATTTTATATGGTCTATTGATCCATCCTGATTTACCTCTAAATTGATTATCTCTATTATAAATTAAGTCCGCCAGTAGGAGTGGTTGAGCACATGCTGGACAAATAGCCAATTTATCAAGATCTGTATAAGCTATGCCATTATGTTGATTTCTATGCCAATATGAATAAGGTGTTACTAATTGGTTAAAATACTGATTTCTAGCCATATTTAGGCACTTAGCGGCTTCAGATAGATAGTCAACTAAATTGTTATCCAATGTGGATAATATCCTTTACTTTACAATATTTATAACTATATAAGGTTGAATTATGGATCTTCATATAAAAGAAGAAAAACTTGGCAATTTTAAGAATGTTGCTGAACTAATTGATTTCAAAATTTTAAAATTTGCTCCTCAAGGATTACTTGGAATAGGTAAAGCAGATGTAATGCTTTTATATAAAAAGCAACCTGGTGAAACAAATAAAGAGCAAAAAAGATTAATTATATATGGTCCAGAAGATGCAGTTTATCAAACAGCATTAAATAAAATTTCTCAGAAAAAAAATCCAGCAAAAGCAAATCAATTACAAGAAAGATTTAAGTATGAGTGGAAAAATACTGATTACGAAACTACTTCACCGCAACCATCAACATTATTTAAGCATAAACTTTTTAATTTAGGATTAAACGCAAAAAGATTTTCAGAGCTTTCAGGAGTTCCAGCTGGATCTGTTTATCATCATACATCTGGAGGAAGAGAAATTTCAAGAGAAACCGCTATTGAATATGCAGATAAATTAGGTTGTGATCCAGTTGATTTAATGTTTGATAAAAAGGTTGTTCCTATTTGGAGTAAAGTAAATTTATTAAAGAGAGTAGAGTTAGATGATTATTATGCTCCAGGTAGATTATATTCTTACACAATAGTTAAAGAAACAGACACTGTTGAGTATGCACATATTGAAGGTGAAGAACATAGAACCCAACCTTTAGAAAAAGTTGTAGTTCCAAGAGATATTTATAGAGAAGATATTAAAGCTATTAAAGTTGAAGCAAGAGGATCAATGTATCATAATAAAGTTCTTTTTTATTATAGAGCTTCAGATAAAACTGGTGATTACTTAAATCAACTTTGTGTAGTTGGAATTGATGTTGAGGTTATGCCAGATGTTCATGACACACATTATTATTTTGGATTGTATGAAGAGATTAGAGGACAAAGTAATTTAGTTAATCCAGATCCTTTTGTAAGCCAAGAAAGTAAATTTATTTTAAAAAATTTTAATCCTAAATTCATTGCTCCAATAGTTGCAACACTTAATCCAACTGCTGTTGTGGACCAAACAAAATTAAAAAAATCTATACCAGCATCTGCACTTGTTAATAAAGAAGAAGAATTAAAGATGCAGCTAAATCAAAAGCATGCTGAAATTGGAAATTTAAAAAAGAAATTAGAAGATACTGAATCTGCCGCAAACAACATGGCAAAAAAAAGCAAATCTATATCTGATGCAAATTTAAAAGTAGCTCAAGAATTAGGTAAAGCTCAAAGAAAAGCTGAAGAAGAGGTAAATATACTTTTACATAAAGTTAATGAAATTACTGAAAGAATTAATAAAGACATGATTGAAAAAACTAAAACTAATTTTCTTCCACCGCTTTTTGATAAAGAACAAAAAATTATGAATAAGATTAAAAACGATTTAAGAATTGTAAGAGGTGGTAAAAAATAATGAATTGGAAAAAAGATAAAGAAGGTAATTTATTTACTAGCCAAGCTGGAGCTGCTGATTATGTTGGAATGGCAAGATCTTCTTTTCAATATCTTTATAAAGGAACTTTAAATGAGCAATTTAAACCAAAATATAAAATTTATTTTGGCAAACAAATATATTGGAAAACTGATTTAGATGAGTGGAAGAACAAAACAGCAAACATTAAATTTAGTTATAAAAAAAGACAGAAAAAACAACCAAAGGAAAATACGAAA